GTGCTGTGGTGTCTTATTACTTTCAGTCTCATAATCTATTCTTCTATTGGTGGGAACCAATCCTCACTGAGTGATTCCACTAAAGTTAGTTCTGCATCGTAGTTAGGGTGCTTCTTTATTGCGAAATCTGCTCCGTTAGGGTGTTCTATAATCTTTGCCCAGGTGGTAGTAGTTCCGTTGTAACCTTCTCCACTATTCACGCTTTCATTATACGCTACCAATTCGCTTCTATTTGTGCTTGTGTAGTACATTAGAATATAGAGTAGTGGTCGTTTATGTTTGTTTGTATTCCGCTTCGATTATTCGTTTGGTTATTAGGGTAGAAAATCACCTCTTGAATAGTACCCGTTAAATCAAAGTTGTTGTTCGTTCCTTTTCCGATGGATAGGCCTTGATTACCATCAAGACCGGGCTGGTTACCGCTTACCGCTTGATTGTTGTTTTGATAAAAGTTGGTTTCATCACTTACCACAACATTAAAGCCTAAGTATTGAATGTTGTTACTTGCGGCAATGTCTTTGGCTGACCAAGAAGAGCCGTTGTAATATCCTGCCCTCGCTTCATTGCTTCTATAACCTAAAGCAAAGAAATGAGTAACACTATTTCTATCCCCAACCGAATAGATAAGATTTGTAGTGCCAACGCTAACCTCATCTACCGAGTGTACACTTATAGCCGTTTGCGTTCCATCGGTTAAACTTGTTATAAGGTCCTGGTCGGATAATTCATAACCATTGTTGTTGCCATTAAAATCAATACAAGGTTTCCCATTTTGAGTAATGGTAGTCCCCTAAGAAACTATTTTAGGTTGTTCGGATGCTACTGAAGTGGTAGCGTTGTGAGCGTTACCGCTTTGGTCGTACCAAGTGACTACAAAACAATCCGAACCTAAAGAAAAGCTTTCAAGTGTTGAAGTGTCAAGGTCATTATTCCTAAAGCCTATATCTTGCTCAGTATTGTCATCACTTCTCCTAACTCGGATAGCACTACCAGTGTAATCAGTTCTCAATAAACGCAAAGAATAAGCTACTGATGCACCAGTATAAGTGTCAAGTAATCCAGTAAATGCTGGAGCCACCTGAGTGGTAGATGCACTATTTGCTGTAGCACTACCAACGGTGTTGGTAGCCGTTTGCACCACTCTCAAGAATTTACCCTCATCTGCTGATACGGCAGTGTATGTAGTATTTACAGCACCGCTGATATTAGCCCATCCGGTACTTCCATCATCACTACGCTGCCACTGGAAAGTGTCGGTAGGTGTTGGCAGTCCTGATGAGGTTGCTGCCGTTGCCGTTAGCGTTAAGCCTACCTTTGGTGTTCCACTTATTGTAGGCACCCCATCAATAGATGGCGTGATTCCAGCAACTGGCGCATTTAAAGTTAAAGACACTGGATCTACTGACCTCAGTGTCATGCTTTGTGCGGCAATTGTTCTAAGTGTTAACGATGTAGCCATATTAAACAGTTACATCTTCCTGGATAGTAAATGTACCCCCCATCCAAGTGGTGATGGAGCTGTCTGATATTGTTGTGGCTTGCATATCATAGTAGTACACACCAGCTTCAACATCCATATCTGCTGCGGCCTTTGTCATGGTAAGGTTTCCGCTTGTATCTTTTGAGAAGTCGGAATCCGTGAAGGTGAGCAGTGATATGCTTGATGCTTTACTTCTCTTCACTTGCACCTTAAAAGTGTACAAGGTAAGATCAACGGCAGTGCTTGTAGAATCTACCCAATCCATATCAAGGGAAAAGGAGTCATTCTTCATGCAAGTTATATTAAGAGTCTCTTTGATTATGAGGTTTACATCTGCCATTTTGAAGTAGTTATGTGTGCATAAATATAGGTATCGTGGAATGGGTTATTTTTCCTTCTTCTGTACTACAAACCATTGGCTTCCTACGCCCATAAGACTGATACCATCATAGCCTCTATCCATTACATAGGTAGTCTCACCATCAATAGTCTCTGATCCGTTAGGAGTGAGCGTTACTGTCTTGTTGGCTTCAATCGTTTCATTGGTCTTAAATCGTAAGAATACGCCAGTAGAAGCTGCTGGTAAGTTGATAGTGTGCGTACCATTAGCCCCTGAGTAGCTCACAAAATTCATGTAGTTGCTTGAGTCTATCGTGGTGCTTCCTCCAGGAGTTCCTGACACATCATTCACCGCAGTGACTACCGCACCATTGTTGGTCATTGTACCATCTATGGTTGCATCAGTAGTGTTCACATCAACGGCTATGATAATCTCATCAGTACCTTGCTGAGAGCTTACTCTTGCCGTTTCAGTGGTTACTCCTCCGGAGCCTACTGGATCGCCAACGGTGATGTCATTAGTGTTTTGAGAGATGGCAAACCACTCACCATTCCACTCATCAAAATTAGCATTGAAGGTGCCTCTCAACATTATCCAGTTCTCACCATCAAACACTAGGCGTTGTCCAAAGTTGCTATTTGATACAACGGTACCATCATATCTTAAAATAGGCTTCTTGTGTATGGATAGCACCTCTTTGGTAAGGAGCTTGTAAAGATTCACAAAAGGTGATACTGCACCCCTTGCCCATACCGTAGACTTCACCCAAGTAGTTCCAGTGTACACATAGAAGGAGCCAGCCATACCGGCAGAGTCACTCACACGCAAGGTGCCAAGGTCAAGCGTGAGATTACTCTTTATCCTTGTATCTGTATTTGTAGAGCTGAACACTTGCGTGGTGGTTGATGCTCCTGAGTCATCAATAAACATCACCCTCCTTGCTATAGATATGACAGTCTCATCAAAATAGCTCGGTGTAGTTTGTGCAGCGTTGTTATTATCGTAGGCTTGGTCAAAGTTGATGTCTATCTCACAAGTTCCAGCAACTGGGAATGGTGGAGTTACCAATGTGGTAGGGCCACTCAAATATAGTCCGGTAGCCTCATTGATGGCTATACCAGCATCCATGTGGTATGTTGATGCTGTAGTCTCCCAAGTGGTTGGGCCGTACAATTGAGCACCCACGCCTGATGTGCCTGCCACCCAATCACGCTTTAAGTAGTAGTATGTTCCTGGATTGTTGATGTCCTCCACTCGTATCTCTATCTCCCACACTGGGCGGTAGAACTCTTGAGCTACACTTGGAGGTGTGGTGTTTAGTGTCAATTGATAGGATAGAGTCATATCCATTTGCAGCCTAGCATTGTTGGCATTAGGCATAAATCCAATGCTCTGCCGTGTAGTGGTAGGCGTGAAGTGGATCATACTAGCCAATAGGTTGTATGCCCTATCTTGGTCAAAGGCCACTTGAACCTTCTGCAATGCTGGTAGGAAGTTGAAGGTGTTGCCACCTAGTCTTGCACCACCTGATGTTGTTTGATTAAGAGTAACATCATCAGACACTGCCGCCACGCTTATTTGTGAACCATCAAATTGATAGGTAGCCACATTCCTTGAGGCAGATACCCTCTCAAGGTATTGCTCAAAATGGAACACGCCATCCTTTTGATAGAACCTAGCACCAAAGGCTATACACATCTCCTTGATGATGTCTAGGTAGTTGGTGAATACAACCGTACCATCTTCTTCCCTTGTGGTATATACGCTGGCATCAAATCGTATGAATGTAGCCACATCCCTTGCAGCGTTGTAGCTTATATTGGTATCCCAAGTGTTTAGCGTTGTAGCGTAGAAGGCATCCGTTGAGGCATACATCTCATCATACCCTAGAGAGCCTACAGCATCTTCAATGAGCTCTTCAATAGTCACATCACCATCTTGCTGATATTCCTCATGTGCTAGGTGTCCAATACCATCACTTGCTACAATCTTGAATGCTCTAGGCTTTGCCTCATCAAGCTCAGTGACCAAATCTTGCAAGACTATACCAGTCCAATAGGTGTCATAGGTAGATCCGTTGTATAGAGAAACTTTCATGAAGAAGTCCTCCTCTTGCCTTAGATACAGCTTATTGATAAAGTTGTCAAAGGCACCAGTTTCATTGTAGGCAATGATGGTACAAGTAGAGCCTATGATTGGGCTTACTATGTCATCCGTTTGCCCTTGGTATTGAAGGGTGAATCCGCTTGAGTCTACAACAAAGGAGCTGCTTGTGCTTGTGTATCCATCTTGGAAGATTTCAATCTTGTACTCCTTATCATTGCTGCTCTTAAATTCACTGAATAGTCTTAAACCCATTATCCGAATGTATATCTTGATCGTTCCCTATTTGCCTTCTCATTTGATATGAGTATATCAGAACCGGAGAGCCTTCCGAATATCTCTATTCCTCCACCTCCTTGCATTGCACCTCCAAGGCCACCGCCAAGTCCAAAGCTCGGCACGCCCATCATTGGGCCAGTGAAGTGTTTGAATGCCGTACCAATAGACTGCATTGATAAGGCACCAATACCTCCTCCGGTGATTACTACAAGAAGCGCAGCAAGAACTAAAGCAGCTGCAACGGCAGCAAGTAGTTGAGCAAGCATATTCTTTAGCCCTTGTATAAATACCTTGAAGAAGTCCTCGCCACTAATCATAGCCGCCTCAAAAGAGGTGGATAACGTAGTGCCGATAGTGTTGCCTAGTTCATCAAATGCTGTGAAGGCATCAAAGCCAGCTTGAGACAGTTGCCTGGTTACCTCAACCATTGGCTGCAATTGAGCACCTTGAGCCTTGTAAAGCATGGAGTGTGCTTCTCTAAGCCTATGTATTGCCTCAGTATAGAAGAAGGCTTCATTGCGTGTTTTCTCAAAAGTATCTGCAAGCCCCTCAGTTGAGGTGTTTGTTTTTTGTGTCTCCTCGCCTAGTCTTTCTTGTGCCGCCTCGTGTTCTGCTATTGCTGTTCTTGCTAACTTTTGAGCATCTAAATATATTCTCAGCACCTTACCTTGAGCACCTTGGAAGAAGGATGCTATATAGGCCATTCTCTCGGTGCCAGTGATTTGGTCGGATATAAGTGTATTGATAGAGTCAAGGCCACCTTTTACGCTGCTTAAAAATGCTGCGTACACTGGCTGCAACTGCTCACCTACCGCTATCTTCAAGTTTGTGATCTCAGCACGTTGCTGCGCTATCTGCTCCGCAACGGTAAGAGTAGCATTGCCAGCATCACCCATTTGTCTTTGGATGATATTGCCTACAGCTTCAGCCATGTTGCCAGTCTCATTGAACTCTTCCCTTACCTCAGTAGCACTAAAGCCAAGGTTATCAAGGATAGGCAAACTTTTACGAGCAATACCAGTGACAATACTCTCGGTCATGTATTCAATGCTCTCACCAGTCTCACCGGCACGCTGCTGCGCAAAGGCTAAAAGGCCGCCCAACTGCTCAAGAGGTATGTTGAAGTTCTTAGCTTTTACAGCCGCCTTCATCAACTCTAAATCATCAAGAGTGCCTTTGGTAGCTGTTCTCAGCTCACTAAGCAGTTGAGGATCATTGATGCGGTCAAAGGCTCTCTTAACACCCTCCGCTTGGTTGGCAAGCTCTACGGATTCCGTGACAAACTGCCTGATAGCATCTACGGCAAATGAGGCACCAATCACGCCACCTAAAGCACCAAAACCACCGCTGAGTCTCTTCAAGCTGTGGTCTATGTTTCCCATGGCACTGCGGAACTGCTTGAGATCCGCACCAATCTTAAAATCTATGTCTTGCTTACTCATTTACCAAACACCTTTTCTATTCCTTTCTGCACCTCCTCAAAGGTTGCTGCCTTATGCACTTTCTTCCTTCCATCCCAAGGGAACACAGCCAAATCTTTAGGGCTTATCTTCCGCTTTGTATGTGGTGCAACATTTACCGCTGCTTGCCACCTGGTAGTCTCCCAAAGCAACTCAGTATGGTACTGAAGGTGCTTGTGGAAGCCTTCTCTTTTGTTTTGGAATTGGCGTGGTGTCATATTATAAAACTCCTCCACACTCATCCCCATCTCACCCAAACCTATAGCTTCCAGTGTATCCCATGTATAGGGTTCAGAGGCTTGGGTGCTTACTTTTTTTCCTCGCTGTTCGGCTTTACAAAGGATGCAATAAATAGCTCCATACATTGAGTGATAACCGTGTTGTCCTCATCCATCATATCAGCTACATCCTCAATGGTTAGGTCAAACTCTATCTTCTCCACTCTTGCCCCATCTTTCAGGCCAGCCCATACTAGGTTCATGGCGTGGTCAAGGCTCATGCTTTGTGCTATCTTCTCAATGTCTTGCAGTTCAATACCACTCTCCTTGCAAAATATCCTCAGTGCATTAAAGCCATACTTCACTGGGTATAGCTTCTCTCCTACTTTTATTTGTTGTGTGTCCATCGTTGTTTTTTAATAAGGGAGAGCATCAATGATGCCCTCCCGAATGATTATGATTGAGTACCTTGAGTCAATGTTGAGGTACCTTGGAAGCTAAAGCTAAATGTAGCGTTATCTTCTACCCCAGCATCCGTTGAGAACTCAGTGAAGTACCCAGTACCACTGTAGTATTTCTCATCCGTTGCTTCTGATCCAAACTCAATGTAGATAACCGTGCGGCTGCTCAAATGACCATAGATGTCATCCGGTGTAGCCTTCCCAGTATTGTTATATACTACCAAACCTTCTCCTGACAAAGTCCAAGACTTTTGTCCTTCCAATACTTCCATCCATCCGGCACTATCCTTAGTGCTCGCATCTCTAGTTGCCATTGTTACACTTAGTGAGGCGTTGGTCATCTTACCAACAGTCTCATAAGTTGCTCCATCCGTACCAATGCGGACTACCACATCGGTGCTATTCATTACTGATGTACTTGCTGCCATCTCTTCTTAATTTTATGATTTCACTATTCTAAACACTAAATCAACTGATACTGCGTATGTCTCCTCATCCACATTGAACACCTCGGTGAGGTTGTCAAAGCCGCATGATTGAACATTCACGCTCTCAATTGTTTCCTTCATTCG